TATCTGTATGCATTAGTAATGCACACTTTTTAGCTGAATCGCTAGGTAGTGTATCACAGAACTTCTTGAATGCTAGCATTAGATCACTCGGACGCTTACGGTGAATGTTGCGACTATTAAATAGCGCTACAAAATCATACTTTTTACCGTTAAGTATCTTATCCTTAAAAGCTATATAATCACCATTACTTACATCTACTGGGTGGAATAATTTTGTATTTATACCATGTGGTACATATGTTAAATCTACACCTTCTACTCTAGGCTTACGTTGACACACATGCTTGTTAATATTATATGTCTGCTTGGATATAGCCATTAATAAATCACATGTTTCATAGAAGTTTTCATTCCAATGTGGGAACGGTAAATCATCCCAGATATTATAATATAATAGCGGCATAGTTTGGCGCAGTTCATGCTCCATACTATATAGCCAACCCCAAAATCTAGGATCTGTAAAATGCATAATTGCATCTGGTTTTTCTGCCTGTATTACTTGCCGTAATAGGTTTTGATCTCCATACCCTGACGTCGCGTATATTTTTAAATATGCATCTGTAACACCGGTCTGCTCTGTTGCAGCTTGAGACATATCGATTAGCTTTTTCTCTTCAGGGTGCTTTACAGCTCCACCAATCTGTACCCAGTCATATTTATGTAGAGTTCCCATAATAAACTCTTTTGACATGGTACCTATACCTGAATGTAATCTTAAATCATCTGATAGTAATAGTATTTTTTTCTTGCTATTACTTTGTAACTTTGGTACTTGCATGTATTACCTTTTTGTAATTAATTCTCTAAACTCATTATCATTAATATATAATTCAACTGCTATGTTAACTAATTTCTGAAATGTGATATTATCCCGTATGCATAGCATTTTAAATTTTTTATGATTGTCTTTATTGACATTAACGGAGGTTAGCTTCGTTTTCATTTTATCCATAATATTGCTCCTTGTATATATAAATATACATATATACAGAAATATTATGAAATAATAATAACTTTTTTGCCTTTTTTTCTCGCTTCTTTAAGAGTATGCTCTGAACCAGGTGATGGTGTATTATAAGGTACGAAGGCAATTAAGTAATCTACAAATCCTGCTAACATAGTGTTTCTCTGAAAGAAGTATTTTGGATGATAATCTTTATCATAGTATGAAGCGCGCATGGCAGAGTATAAATTACGCTGTGTATGAGCAGGATTAAATTCTAAATACGTACAATCTAATTCCAATGCAAACTTTCTAGCATACTTATCTGCTCCATGCTGAGCTCCTCCAGATACAATAGTTAAATTATCGCCAAATTTACGTTTTAGTTTAAAGACCATCTCTTGAATCTTACGCTTATTCTCGTACCGACGTGAACCTACTATACCTACCCTCATTACTACTCTTCTGGAGTTGATTGATCAATCAGAGTTGTAACTGTCTGGAGTTTACCCTCTGCTATACTGATGCAGTCTATTAATTTATCACACTCTGCTACAATATTAGAATGATCACCAACACCTACGGCAGCTGTTAAATACGTTTGTAGATTAGCTACACCTTCTAATCGTTGTGCTACATACTTTGCTTTCAATGCATCTACTATTAATTTTGACATAATTACTCCTTTAATCTTTCTTTTTTTGGACATAAATCCAAGTTATCTTTAAAATCACAATACTTACAATGCTTATTATTCTTACCAGCGACTGCTATATACTTACCATCTATATTATGTGAGCCATCTTCTTTGAATCCATGTCTAACAAATGCTTCAACAGATTCTGCAACTCGGTTCACAGTTGGTGTCCCTGCTGCAGGTTCAAATAGTTGAACTCGCTTTTGGGGAAAATCTAATCCTTCGTAAAACCGTCGTTTGATTATAAAGTACTTAACTCTAATATTTGTAATAGGTACATCAAACTGCTTAGCGTAGTATGCTTTATATAATACTAATTGCGATGTCTTTACTTTATCAGCCTTCTGGTATTTATTCCAGCCCATGGTTGAGGTTTTTATATCAATAACCTCGTATGAATTATCTCGCGTATCTTTTATAACTAAATCAATGTACCCGATAAAGTTAACATTCTCATTACATTCCATCTTCTGATTTATAGGTATCTCTACACCTACAAGCTCAAAATGTCGTTTAGCAAAATACTGACCTCTATTCTTAATAAAGAACTCAATAATAGCTATACCATCTTCGTAGAACTCAGTCATCTGCTCAGCATTAGTAAAAGTAGGTTCCTGGCCCATTGCCATAGCCTTCTTATACTCCTTAGCCATAAAGTTTTGAAGATGTGTGCCCCAATCTTCTGCATCTGCTGCAGCTATTGAGTCCTCATACATAATAGTTAAGTATGACTGTAATACCTCGTGCATAGCTGTACCAAATAAGGTAAAGATAGATTGTGAGTATGTACCGAGCTTATCTATATAGTTAAGCTTCCATCTCTTGGGACATGTCGCGTATTGCGAATATTGACTATATGATATTCTACCCATTTTTTAACAATTTTATTAGTTTCTCTAAATATACAGCTAAATCCATAGCTTCTTCTTGCGCATGGATTAGCCACTCAATATTAGTTAAGTCTCCACGCTCCATTGTAACACCATACTTACTCTTACCTACTTCAGCTCTATCCTGAATCTTCTGTACTACTGCGTCTTCTATCTTACTCATGTTATACCTTTACTAGCTTCTTTATCTCTTTATCAGTACGTCCGTACTTCTTCAAGATTGCTATTAAGTCTAATATACGAACATTATCTCGAAAAAACAACTCTAAATACAACTTTATTTCATCTTTCGATACTTCATAGTATGTACATAATATATCAATTAATTCAGGATTATACTTAACCCCTTTCTTACTTTTAATATATTTTGTAAATGATTTTTTCTTAGGCAATAGACTAGATAGCATCTTATAATGTATCTCTTTATCTAACCCATAGTACGGCTGTATTAAATCTATAACATCAATATACCCTCTATTCATAGATAACCACTTATTCATCATATATGGTGAGTATGACTTCCAGTCTGATTCTGTATATGAAGCAGGGTCTACTTTTTTATAAGTTACATTTGCGATATGCTCGAATATCGGTTTAGACATTCTGTGGTAAGAATTCGTCGTTTATATGACCGCATTCATCGCACTTATATACTTCTAGTGGAAATAGCGCTTTCTTACCATTAGGTGATAATACAGCTGATATCTTCTTGAACAGCATTACTGGCGTGAATACTTGCCCTTGACACTTATCACATTCCACATCCTCTAAATCCTGTGGATTAATTTGTACTTGTGGTTGCTGATTCATATTTATCTCTTTACCCATTATATTACTCCTATTATTTGATTAAACATTGACATAACATTTATCTCTTTATCTACTGCAAATGATGCTTGATACTGCGTCTGTGCAATTATTGTTATTACTGCTGCAACATCAGTACTGTATACATCTACATTATCGAATAAAAATCTAAATAAATCTTCAAAACTTTTTACTTTACTATCAGCTACTATCTGTCGTATCTTAGTAAACGATTTACCATTTTGTAGCTCATCTAATATCTTAGACATGTAATCAGCCTCTAATAAAGATGCTTGATCGATGACTATCTTACCATTAATTACTTGACGTTGTAGTGAATTTATACTTCTACGAATATCAGGATATGTGGAGTTAACAATTGTAACAATAGCTCCTTTATCCTCAACTACTGCTTCGCTTTCAGTAATCTGTAATAATCGCTCAGCAACTTCTTTTCTAGATGGAGGTATTACATTAAATACTTGACATCTACTCTGAATAGGATCTATGATTTTCTCAACATAATTACATGTTAAAATAAATCTTGTATGTTTAGAGAACGTCTCCATTAGATTACGTAGCGCAGCTTGCGCATTAGGCGTCATGTAATCTGCCTCATCTAATATAATAATCTTAAGTGGCTCGAAGCCAACGCTACTAGCAAAATCTCTAACCTTGTTACGCACAGTATCTACGTTGTTTTCATCTGATGCGTTAATATAGATATAATCACAATCTATATTGTTAATTATAAGTTTTGCTAATGTTGTCTTACCGGTACCTGCTTTACCGTATAAAAGGAGATGCGGTATGTCGCCGCTCTCCAAATATACTCCTACTTTACTAGTAATATCCATATTACCTACATACTCGTTTAATGTATTAGGCCTATACTTCTCTGTCCAAATTGAATGTTCTTGTTGCATATCTTAATATATGAATTATTTTACATCATTCCAAATCCACCACCCATTGGTGCAGGAGCTGGATCAGAATCGTCTTTAATGTTAGTTACTACACACTCAGTTGTAAGCATGGTACCTGCTACTGATGCGGCCTTCTCTAATGCTGTTCTAGTAACACGGGTTGGATCAATAATACCTGCGGTGATCATATCGACAACTTCCTCATTCCTAACATCGTACCCAATATTGTTAATATGAGATGTATTCTGTATAGTGTTCCATATACTTGTACCGTTCTCACCAGCATTGCTTAATATAGCTTCAAATGGTGCTTTAATAGCAGCTATTACAATATCTCTACCCATCTCTTGCTCAGGATTATCACACAAAGTCATATTTGTTTCTGCTATATGTCTCAGCGCTACTCCACCTCCAGGGATAATACCTTCATCAACAGCAGCTCGTGTAGCAGATAGTGCATCCTCTACTCTATCCTTTCTCTCTTTCAACTCAAGCTCTGATTCTGCTCCAATTCGTAAAATAGCTACACCACCAGCGAGTTTACCTAAACGCTCTTGAAATTGTTCTGTCTCATATACAGACTCAGAATTATCAATCATCGCTTTAAGCTCATCTACGCGAGATGCTATCGTTACCTCTTCACCAGCACCATCAACAATAGTTGTCGATTTATTAGTACTCGTAATTAGTTTTGCAGAACCAAACTCTATACCAGTTACATTCTCTAACTTCATACCTTTCTTAGGTGACACAACAGTTGCACCAGTAATAGCAGCAATATCTTCTAATTGAGCAGTTCTCTTATCTCCAAATCCAGGAGCTTTAGCTGCTGCAACCTTTAATGTACCACGTGCACTGTTCACTACTAATCCAGCTAGAGCTTCACCATCAATATCCTCTGCAATAATAAATAAAGATTTAGAGTTAGCGATACAGAACTCTAATATTTTCACCAACGGCTTAATACTAGTAATCTTACCATCATATAGTAGGATCTGCGCATCTTCCATATTAACCATCATTCTCTGTTGATTATTAATGAAGTATGGTGATAAGTAACCGCGATCGAATTGCATACCTTCAACTACCTCAAGGGAATCCTCAGCTGTCTGTGATTCTTCAACAGTAATCACGCCTTCAATACCAACGGAGTCCATAGCTTCCGCAATTAAGGTTCCGATTTTATCATCATTATTAGCAGATATTGTACCTACTTGACGTATCTCATCTGTACTTGAGATATTCTGTGATACCTCTTGTAATGATTTAACGATATCTACTACTGTTAAATCAATACCTTTCTTTAATTCAACAGGATTTATACCTGTTGTAATTCTACTATACCCTTCCGTGAGTATCGCTTGAGCTAATACCGTTGCTGTAGTAGTACCGTCACCTGCTTCATCATTAACTTGATTAGCAACTTCCTTTACCATCTGCGCTCCAGCATTTTGCAATGCATCATCTAATACGATTTCCTTTGCTACAGATACACCGTCCTTAGTGGATG